CGGCAGCAGCCACCACGAAATCGATGTCGGTGCTGTAAACGCCGCTGGTGCGCCCGGCAAAGTAGGCCGCAGCATCCTCGGCATCATAGGTGATGCCGCCCAGCGGGTAGGTAATAATTCCGGGGGAGCTCAAGCTATCGCCTCCTAGATCTTGTGCCAGACGGGCGTACCCAGCCGCGCGGTGCGGGTGGTGCCGTCGGTCTGGCTCTGAATGATGATGTCGGCCACCCGGACGGTGGCCTTGTAGCCGAGATCCGGCAGAGAGCAGAAACAGACGTCGCCCGGCTCGAGGCCGTCGGCGTCCAGCGTCATCTCGATGCTGCCGGTGCGGAGCTGTTCGAGGAGCTTCGACGCGCCCCGATCAGCCAGCCGTTTGAGGTAGCTGTCGCTTTTGACGGTCTCGCCGTCCTTGGGCTGGATGTCCCGGGCGTCCACGATCATCTCCCGGCGCTGGGCCCCTTCGGCCTCGGTGTCGCCCGCCCAGACCATGGCCCGGTCTTTGCCCTCGCCCGCCCCCAGCACGAGGGCTACATTGGCATAGCCGCCGTCGCCGAAGGCCCAGGCGGCTTCCCGCAGGCTGCCCCACTTGGTCGAAAAGCGGTTGTTGGGGTCGGCAGTAGGCCGCCAGACCTCGAACAGGAGTTTTTTCGCGCTGTTTTTACCCATGAGGACGACCCGGAAGCCGAGGTCGCAGGCTGCACCAACCGTCTTGAAGTAGTCGAAGAGGGTATTCCCCGAGGTCTGCTGTTCAAAGGTGGTGTCAAAGCCCTTGGCCTCGGCCACCTCCAGCTTCGGCCACGGAGCCGCTGCCTTGGCGAGGGCCAGCATGGCGGCCTCGGCATTCTCGTTCTTGATGGCGGACGCGGAGACCCGCTTGGTGTAGATCCACGTGGCCGGGTAGCCGGTGACGACGAGGTTCGCGTCCTCGTTCTCATTGCTCCGGTGACAGATGCGCATGGGGATTTTCGTTGCAGCGTCGGTGCGGACGAGCCAGCGGCCCTCCCGCAGAAGCGAGAGGTTCTCCTCGGTGGGGCGGACTTCCAGAGTGAAGCTGCCTTCGGAGTTGTAGGGCTCATCCCAGTACACCGACACCCATACGTCGATGTTCCCGAGGCGGGCGAGGGTGGTCTCGTCCAGTACGTCAAAGGTCATTTCATCACCTCCGGCAGGATGCCCACCACCATCGGGTAGAAGGAGATGGACGCCTGCAAGCCCTCCCTGCCGCTGGCGGCGTCGGCGGTGAGGACGTTATCGCCGGGGTGCAGCTCCATGAGGTCGCTGTCCTCGTCCAGCAGGGCGAAGGCGTTGGTCTCCACGCCGCCGGAGATGAGCTTGACGGCCAGACGGTCGGTGGTGGTGCGGTAGATCTCCAGCACGTCCCCCTTGTTCAGGGTGGTGTCAAAGCCGATGAACTCCCCGGTGACGCTGTTGCGGATGGCTGGGTTGACCACGATACCCGAGGAGCGGAGCTTCGCGGTGAAAGGCACCGGCAGCGCCCCGGGGTTGCGCACGTTGAGGAAGTAGCTCTGCCGCCACTCGCTGTACCGGTGGCTGTCGTAACAGACGGGAAACTGGAAGCGGGGGATGAAGCCGCCCATGACGGCGCTCTGGCTCTCGAGGCTGTACCAGTAGGGCTTGGGGCGGTAGAGCATGAAGTCCAGCCGGGGGTAAGGGTGGAGCTGGACGGTGTAGGGGGTCTTTTGCAGCACGAAGCGGGAGAAATACTTGTCGCCGAAGTAGGCGGTGCCGGAGGTGAAGAAGGGGAGCTTTTGCAAAAACAGATTTGCCTGCCGCTCGCCATCCGGCCCCCAGAAATCTGCGATGATCTCGTGAGGTACCCCCTCCACGCTCTGGCCCTCCACGGTGACCCCCTGCTGGTTGACGCCCTGGGCGGTCTTGAGGGTGACATCCACGCCCGAGAGGTTGTCAATCTGGTAGGGGATGCCATAGTCCCAGCCGAGGTCGAGGGCGGCCCCGGCGTCGGTGACGAGGCGGAGATGGTCACTGCGCATGGTGGGCCTCCTTTCAGTGTTTTTGGGCCTTGGCGCGGTCGGCCTCCCAGCGGGCTTCGCGCTGGAGGTCGGCGGCGGTGTGGGCCTTGGAGTAGATGTTCTGGGTGATGTTGGTGTCGCCCTCGCGGTAGCTGTGAGCAGCGGCGGCGATCTGCGCCGTGCCGGAGGCGGCTACCCGGCTGCTCACGGCCATGTTGTCGCTGAGGACAAGGGCGTTTGCGCTCTTGACCAGCTTGGCGAGGGACTTGTTGATCTCGGTGAGCTTCGCGGTGTTGGCGTCGATGGTGTCCGTCAGCTTGTTGGACCCGTCGGTGATGCTGGGGGTGTCGAGGTCGAGGCCGGAGCTTCCGCCCCCGCCGACGCCGCCAGAACCGCCGGAACTGCGGTGGCTCCCGCCCAGCTTGGACACGATGGCCGCGATGGCGACGCCCAGAGCGACGGCGGCAGCGGCCACCACGAGGCCCGCCGGGATGCCAAAGAGGGTGGAGGTGAGGGCCGCGCTGATGGCGGCCAGCATCCCTTCGACGGCTGCGCCGATGGTGCCGATCATGCCGGCGAAGCCCGCATAGATGGCGGGGAACATACTCAGCAGACCGCCGGAGAGGCCGGCGCTGATGGCCTTGGCCGCTGCGGCCAGCGGGGCCTTGAGCGCCCCGAACACGCTTTTCAGGGTGCCGCCCATCTTGACGGCCATGGAGGAGATGTCGCCGAACTTGCCGGTGATACCCTCGAAGAGCGTCTGCCCGATGCTCCACGCCGCCTGTGCCAGACTGCCCGCCGCGTCGCCGAGGACGCCGTTCAGGCCGTCCACCAGCGAGAGGGCGTAGTCGGTGAGCTTCTGCTTCTGGTCGGCGGTGAGGCCCGAGTAGAGGGCGGATGCCGCCCACTTGCCGATGCCCACCCAGTCGCCGCTCTTTACCGCGTCCCACAGGGTGCCCACCGTGCCGAGGATGCCCTCGTTGGCCCGGTCTTTGAGGGCAGACCAAAGGCCGTCCAGTGTCTTGGCGGCGCTGTCCTTGATGGTCTCGGCCACCTGCTCGGTGCCGTCGGCGGCAATGGTCTTGACGGTCTCCACCGTGCGGAGCGCTCCGTCGATGACCTTGTCCTGTGTCTGGGTGATGACCCGCTGCTGCTCGGTGGTGCCGTCCGCGAGGGTCTTGGTCACGGTCTGGGTGGTGGTCTTGATGCCGTCCACAATAGCCGTGCTGCTGGCGGTCACGGTGTTCACTACGTCCCGCACGGTCTCCATGGTCTGGCTGACCGTCCGCTTGCCGTCCGCCGCGATGGTCTCCACGGTCTTGATGTCCTTGAGCACACCGTCCACCATCTGGCGGCTGGTGGAGGTGATGACCTGCTTCTGCTGGGTCGTGCCGTTGGACAGCGTTTCGGTGACAGTCTCGGTCGTGGTGGTCACGCCGTCCTTGACTGCGGTGGTGGTGTCGCTGATGGACTTGACGATGTCCGCCGTGGCCTGTTTTGTGCTCTTGGCGGCAGAGGTGGCCGCAGCGGCCGCAGCGGTGGCAGATGCCGCCGCGCCGGAAGAGCCGGAACTGCGGGCCGCGTCAGCCTGAGACTGTGCGACTCGCTCATTATGCTTGTCGAGGCGGCTCTGGCTTGCCTTATCTCTTTTCGACTGCTGATAGCTGCCGATAGAGTCGGAATAGGCCTCGTTGTAGGCATCTTTTGCTGCACCGAGGCCGTTTTTCAGAGAGCCCAGCGCGGCGGCTGCACCCTTGATGCGGGCCACTAGCTCATTGATCCAGTCCACCACCGAACCGATGACATTCGAGGCGGTCTTTTGAATGGCCGAAAATGCTGAATCGACAGCAGAGCGGAAGGTCTCGCTGGTGTGATAGGCGGTCACAAGCCCCGCCGCCAGAGCGGCCAGAGCGGCCACCACAAGCCCGATGGGATTGGTTTTCATGACGGTATTCAATCCCGCCTGAGCAACCTTGAGAACCCCCGCACCACTTGCAGCTTCGAGCTGCATTGCGTTCAACGCTTTTATAGTGGCAGTATGCAGGGTCGTGATGGCTGTAGTCGCTGCTACGGTCGCCTTATAGCTCAGGACTGCCGCCGTGACGGCCACAACTGCCGCCGTCAGGACGCCGATGGTCTCCTTGAGCGCGGCCATTTTGGCGTCGTCCTCGGTGATGGAGACGACCAGCTCGTTTGCCTTGACGATGATGTCCCCGAGAGCCGAGAACAGCCCGCTGGTCAGTTCACCGGTCAGCGCGGCCACGTTGTCCTTCAGGGTGCTCAGCCTGCCGTTGAAGGTCTGGCTGGCCTCCAGCATACCGTTGTAGAACTGCCCGCCCTCGCTGGTGGCAGCAGCCACGGCGGCTTCCAGCTCGTTGAAGCTGACCTTGCCGTCCGAGATACGCTTGTACAGGTCGCTCATGCTCTCGCCGGTGGCGTCGCAGATCTGATTGAGCGGGTTGAAGCCAGCGTCGATCATCATGTTGACGTTTTCCAGCGTGACCTTCTGGGCCGAGGACATCTTGCCATAGGCCCGTACGAGGGTCTGGAGCTTGTCCGCGTTGCCCAGCGAAATATCGCCCAGTTGCTTGAGCACACCGGTGGTGTCGTCCGCCGCGATGCCGAACTGTAAGAGGGTCTGGGTCCCTTCGGTCAGGTCGGACAGGGAGAAGGGCGTGCTTGCGGCCATCCGGCGTATCTCTTCCAGCTTCTCGGCAGCAAGCTGTTCGTTGCCCAGCATGACCTTGAAGTTGGTCAGATAGCTTTCCATCTGGGCGTTGTAGTCCAGACCGGATTTGACCACGCTTTTCAGGCTGGATGCAGCTTTCTTGGCAAAGTCCGCGATGAGCTGGCCTGCGGCCACGGTCCACTTGCTCGTGGCTTTCTCAGCCGGGTCACTGTTGAGCTTTACTTCGCCGGTAATGCAAAAATCTGCGGCCACGGTGTCCACCTCTTTCTGTGAAAAAGAGCGCAGGCACAGTGGCACAGGCTTAGAGTTTTATTTCGATTTCTTTGCGGCAGGCCGGGTTCTTGCATTTGACCCAGACGCCCTGGGCGCTGGCTTCCGGGATGGCCCAGACCGGCAGAGGCCGACCACACAGGGGGCAGAGCACCGGGGCGCGGTCAGCGTCGGAAGCGGGCCGCAAAGGCTTCGTTGCGGTCTTGCAGGGTGACAATGCGACCGCCTCCTTTCCGCAGGGCGGCGGGCAGTGCGAAGCGTTCCTTCAGCTCGGCACGCCGCTCCCGCTCTTCGCCCTGAAACTGCGTGAGGTCAGCCGTCCGGAACTCAATGATCTTCGCCAGCTGGGTCTCCTCGGGCAGGTTGGACATGAGGGCCTTGAACCGCCACCAGTGGAGCTTCGCGGTAGTGAGGTCGATGCCGTAAGCCTGCTGGAACGCGGCCACGATGGCGGGGCCGTCGGTGACGTAGTCCAGCGCCAGCTCCTCGGTGCGGCTGCTGCCGGGGCGGTCGGATACCTCCTGCGGGCCTGCGGTGTAGAACTCCACCAGCGCCTTGAAAGCGTCCACCTCTTCCTCCGGCGGGACGGCCACGCGGTAAAACCGGCGCATGGTTTCCCGGGCCAGCTCAGGCAGGCCCTTTTCGTCCTCCGGAAGGCGGAGATACCGCCCGTTGAACCAGACCATAGGCCGGAAATCCCAGTCGATGGGCCTGCCTGCCCACACGCGGGGCAGTTTGTCCAGCAGGATGTCAGCCATTTTCCAGAGCCGCCAGCTCGGTCAGAAGCTGCCTGCGGCGGGCGGCCTTATCCACCCGCTCCACCATCTGGGCGGCGGCAGGCTGGCCCGGATAGCTCACGGGCGGCTTGTGCTTGTCCTTCTGGCGCTTCTCAGTCCGGCGCTGGGCGCGGTTCTGGGGGACGGCCGCCGGGCGGGAATAACGAGCCTTCTCAGCAGCGGCTGCCTGCGTGATCTCGTCGAGAACGTCGTACAGACGGCTGACATCGTTTTCGTTCAGCCCCAGACGGGCGGATGCCCCTGCGCCCAAAATCTTGTCGAGGCCGCGCATGGAAACGCGGGCCTGTGCGCGGAGACGGTCGCCCAGGCGGACGTTCTCCCGTTCGCACCGGGCTGTCTCGGCCTCGCCCTCCCGGGTCATCTCGTCCAGTGCATCCTCCAGACGGTCGAGGTCGTTGGCGTTCAGAAGCGAAAAATCAAATTCCTGTCCATGGATCAGCATTTATCGGTACTCCTTTCTCTCAGCCCGCGACGGCGGTGTTATAGTCGAACTCAGCCGGGGTGCCGATGCCCTTGAAATCGGCGGCAAAGGTGGCATTCGCGCCGGCGCTGCCGCCCACATCGCTGGTCAGGATGAGCGCGCCTTCGCCCTTCTCGCCCTTGCCGGTGCGGAGAGAGAAGTAAACATAAGGAACCACCACGCTCTGGCCGGAGCCGAACGCGATCTTGTGGGAGAGCAGGAAGTCCTGAAAAGCATCGCCCACATAGCGGTCGCCCTGAATGGAGAGGGTGCGCTGGACACTGCCTTTGGTGGTGACAGGGCCGGTGCGGATGTAGGTGTTGTCCGTGGTGGAGGCGTTCAGTGCGCCGCTGTGCTCCCGCACGTGGTCGGCGCAGACCACCCAGCTTTTCACGTCGGTCTGGCTGGCCTCGGTCTGGACGGCCAGCAGGAAGTCGTCGGTGGTCTCCACGCCGGTATAGTCGGCGCTGGGGGTCAGGCCCGACAGCTTAACGGCTTCGGTAACAGTCATAGGAAAAACTCCTTTCGTTTCAGCCCTTGGGCTGGTAATATTCGAGCCGGAGCTGCATCTGCATCTTACAGCTGCCCGACTCGGCCGTGACGATGTAGCCGCTGGACGTCACTGAAACGCGCAACGCTTCCTTGCGGCCATCCAGCCGGGGCAGATGATGCCGGTCGTTCTGGGCCAGCACCCATTCGGTCAGCTGCTCAAAAAAGCCGCTGCCCGCGATCTGGACGCTCTGGGCCTCGCTGTAGTCGCGGCGGCTGACGAAGATGTAGCTCTTGGCGAGGCTGCGGCCGGAAAAGAAAACAGCCGTCACCGGGTCGGTGGGGCTGTCCTCGATGGAAAACTCGGCCACAGGCTCCGGCGAGAGGCCGGAAATGCGGAAGGCCGCGCCGTTTTCGCTCTGTTCCTCGGCGATGAGGGGGCAGGTCTTGAGCCACTCCCGCATGGCCGTGATGGTGGCTTTCTCGCTCATAAGTGTCCCATCCCTCCCCAGAAGGTCGTGACGGCCTTGGCCCCGAAGAGGGCCAGATGTTCGCCCACATCAGCAATAGCCCGCTGGCCCCAGTAGGAGCCGCGCAGGCCGGTCTCTCCACGAAGGTCTGTACCCTCTGCATGGAGGTAATACTGCTTGCGGGCATAAGGGGTATTGTAGACCAGCATTCCCTCTTCGTAGTTGGATGCGGCCTGAACGCTGTTTTTTAGCTGGCCGGTGTCGAAGGGGACGTAGCTGTCGATGAGCCGCGCGGCTTCCTGCGCAAGGGCAAACTGGGCCTTTTGCAGGGCAGCGGTCTTTTCTGCGCCGAAGTCGGGGCGCCAGCTCAACTCCATCTGCACACCATCGACCCGGTACTTCCAGCCGTCAGGTGGGTCGAAGACCGGTTTTGCTGACGGCGCGACCGGGCCAAAGGGAATCAGTGCGCTCATTCTCTCAGCTCCCTTCCACATGAAAATGCGGCAGCGGGACGCCCCGGTTGTCCGAGACATCCGCCACCGTACAGCAGATGTGCGTTTTTTCGAGGGCGGCATATTCGGCCTCGGTCAGGCTGCGGACAGCGCCGCAGAGGAGCTTGCTGCCCCGCTTGAGCGTCCAGTGTGCGGCTTTCTCTGCCGGTGTCAGGCGCGCCCACTGGGGATAGGGCAGATAGCCCGGCGCAGGCGGGAGGCGGATATGCACCACCCTCTGGGGGTCGCCGGAGGACGAGGTGCGGCGCGTCTCCCGCCAGCTGCACCCCGTGAGCACCTTGCAGACCGGCCGGTCTGTTTCGGTGGCAATGTCATGCAGCAGCATGACGACGGTGACGGGCGTCTGCATCAGAAACACCCCCGATACAGCAGATTGTGCGGGTCGCTGCCCAGTGTGTTGGCGAGGATGTACGCCGCCTCTGCCACCAGCCGTGCGGCCAGTGCGCCGGAGGTGAAGGTCATGGACACGCCATCGTTGGAGACGCTGGACGCGCCGGGCGGCGTGCAGGCGCTCTGCACGGCGTTCGCTGCGTCGATGATCTGGATGCAGGCATCCGCCAGTGCCTCTGCACAGCCTTCGCACACTGCCGCGTGGCCCTCGGCCCGGCCAAAGGTCATCCGGTCGATGAGCCGGGACGCCCGTGCGGCCAAAGGGGCAAAGGCGGCTTCGTCCAGCGTGCCGCCAGCGGCTGCATACTGGTCATAGGTGCAGTAGAGCATGGAGCCTCCTTATGCCGCAACAGCCGAACCAGCGGTCAGGAAGGCAAACGGGACTTTGGAGCGGTCGGCGTTCATGCGGGTCGCAGGATTGGGCAGCGCCCAGCCCATGCGCATCACAACGCGCAGGGCCACCATATCCTGTTGGGCCAGATTGTAGACGATCTCCTTGGTGGAAGGATCCTGAATCACGCCCTGATCCAGCAGCTTCACGGTGACATCCTGACGGATGGAGTACACCAGCTTCTTGAAGTTGCCCGCGATCAACTGCGCCTTGGAGGCATCAAAGCCGCCGTTCTCGGGGAAGTACAGGGGCGCACCGTCCAGTGCGTAGGTGGTCGCGCCCTGCATATCCGAACGGAACAGCGGACGGCCGTTGGTATCCAGCAGACCGCGCAGCTCCGCCTTGGCGGTCAGGTCGCCCACCACAGCATCCACGCCGAAGCCGCCAGCCTCGACCTTGGAGAACAGGCCGTCCTTGCCCAGCAGCTTAGTGTAGTCGATGGGGCCGGTGACTTTGTTCTTAGCGGCCAGAGTCAGCACGTCAGTCGTCCACTCAGTGGGGCGGTCGCCGCCAAACAGGACGGCGTTGTCGATCTTTGCACCCATGGCTTCACGGACACGGGGCTGGACTTCGCCCATGATGTCAAAGGTGGAATCTGCCAGAACGGCCTCGGGCACAGGCACGATAACGGCCAGCTCGGCAGCGGTCATGTAGACGCTGTCCCATTCCTGCTTGCTGGTCTTCTTCATGCCGGTGTCGCCGTTGACCCAGTAGGCCAGCGGCAGCATGGACAGCACCGGGATCTTGGTCTGGTTGGAGGTCATGTTGGCCAGACGGGTGCCCAGCTGCATCACGATGGAGCTTTTGGGCACGTCTTGCTGGATGGTGTTCACCAGCTGCTCCCGGATCAGGGCCTCGGCCTTATTGCGGGCGATTGCATCAATAGCCATAATAATCAACCTTTCTGGCCGAACGCTGCGCGGAATGCAGCATTTGCGGCCTCATGTGCGTTTGCGGGCTGGCGGCTGCCGCCCGGTGCGGATGCGGAAAACTGCACCATGCTGCCGTCCGGCAGGATGGCGCTGGGGTCTGCGGCCTTGAAGGTCTTGACATAGTCATCAAAGCCAAGGATCTCGCCGTCCTTCATGGCGAAATTCTGGGCCTTGGCGTCGGTCAGGAATGCCTTGCGGGCGCTCTCGCTGGAAAACTTCAGCCCGGAGGCCTTCCGTTCCAGCGCGTAGCCCTTTTCGAGGGCGGCCACCTGACTGGCAGCGTCAGCCTTGGCCTGTTCTGCCTTGGCCTTCCACTCGGGGTCGTAACCTTCCAGTTTACCATTTGCAGTGTTCAGCTGCTCGGTCAGGGTGGCCTTTTCGGCCTCAAGGGTCGTGATCTCGTTGGCCTTTGCCGTGATGTCCGCGCCGTGCAGGTTCATAATGCCGTCCAGCTGTTCCGGCGTGATGCCGGGGATGATCTTGCTCACATCTTCACGTTTCAATGTTGAATGCTCCTTTCCGGTCAATATAGGCAAATGGATCCGTTCGGTTTTGTAACGCGGTTCGCCTTCCGCATGGATCCCGGGCAGGGTACGCGCTGCCCGCCGCGATGGTGCCGTCTGCCGGAATCGAACCGGCGGCCCGCTGCTTGCGAGGCAGCTGCTCTGACCAATATGAGCGAAAACGGCATGAAAAAAGCGCCCCTGCCCGGATGATATGTACCCCTAATACTGGACACCCAGTATTGGGGGTATTTTTATGAAATACAGCTATGAGTACAAAAAGCAATGTGTGGAATTGTATCGACAAGGGAAATGGCCAGAAACACCAGTGGGAGTAAAACAGAAAAATTTTCACAAGACGATACGGAAGTGGGCTCGGATGGAAGAAGCCTGTGGTCCAGAGGTTCTGCACCATAAGAGTCAAAACAAAGTGTGGACTGCGGAAGAGAAATACGAATTGGTTGCAAGAGTATTGGTGGGAGTATCAAACAAAGAAGTTGCGTTTACTGCTGGAATTGATGACGGCCTCTTGTACCAATGGGTCAGATGCTATAAAATGAAAGGGTATCAGGGATTGGTCGAGCAGCGAAAAGGACGGCCACCCAAGGAGCCTGACATGAAGAAGAAAATAGTACCAGCAGAACTGACCCCTTCAGAACGAGAAGAAATGATTCGGCTTAGAGCTGAGAATGAGCGTCTGAGAGCGGAGATTGCCGTCGTAAAAAAAGAGATTGCCTTGAGAGAAGAGAGATGCGCAGCGCAACTCAAGGCGAAAAAGCTGCGCTCGTCCAGGAACTCCGCAAAGAAGGACACAGACTGAATGATTTGCTGGATGCAATCAGACTTTCTCGGTCAACATACTATTATGAACTCAGCAAAACCGATAAAGTCAAGGAACGAAACGCCGATTTATCGTCTGAAATTGTTGCCATTTTCAATGAGAACA